CACAGGGTTAGCAGAGATTGCTACGTGATTCTGGGTGATGACATTGTCATCTCTGACCCTGTTGTACACTTTGTGTACCGGGCCACCCTAAGGAATCTCGGATGCATAGTGAGTGAACCAAAGACACTGGCTTCCACCAGTGTTGCGGAGTTTGCAGGTAACGTCATTCTTCGGGACCAAATCCTCCATGGTTACAAATGGAGAGGGGTTAATGATAGCAACTTTGTTGCTATTGCTCAACATTACGGAATCAAAGCCTTGTCTATGTTAAATAGGCAACAGCGAAGAATCGTAAAAGAGCTTGCCCCAATACCAGAGTACCTTGGTGGGTTTGGTTGGAATCCCGGCGGTCTTTCAATTACTGAAAGACTGAGCACACCACTAGCGCAGGCCCTCGTGGAAGCCCATGAGATTGATCATAAGATCTCTCTCATTGGGTACACGAGCCTTGAGAGCTATATCCGGTCCTTTGAGAAGGACTGGAATCAGCTTTTGAGTGATACTGAGCAGAGCACACTGCTTCAGCAGTGTGTCCAATTCGGTTCTTCACCGTCTTGGGCCCAGTATTTACCTACGACCAGTAGGGTTAGTGAATCTGTCCCCAACTTCCGTAACCATGTGGTTACCCAAGCTATGGAGAGCCATCCATTTTACATGGATAAGAGCGAGATCCTCTTTTGTACAGAGGAAGACCGCCATACCCTTTGTGGTATGTATGGTCCTCTCGTTCGGCTAGACAGGAAGACGGAATACTCACCGTCCCGCAAGTCAGCTTACGACCTGGTTGAAGCAACCTACAAAATGGAAGCTTCAGGAGTTGAAGAAAAGGTCTGGAGACCTCTCCGTGCTTCGATGAACAGAGTTCTAAGAAGACGGCAGAAGAAGACTCCATCTCCTCCATCATGGAAGAGACAGGAGACTCCCAAGACTTCGATCAGGAGAAAGTAGTCTCCCTCCTCATCGCCAAACAGCTCAGAGGTGCGAACCTTGAGTAAGTTCACACCTCTGAGC